TAATCTTAATGGAACAGTAAAAAAAGAAATTTTTAAAGTACCACTTTCTTATGGATCAAAAGAAAAATATCTTACTCGCATAACTTCTGATCCAACTCTAACTAAATCTATAGCCACAGTTGTTCCTAGAATGTCATTTGAATTGACAGGTCTTTCTTATGATACTTCTCGAAAACAAACAACACTCACAAGAAATTTTTCGTTAGATAGTGCCGGAAAATTAAATACGCAATTTGCTCCAATTCCTTATGATTTTACATTTTCACTTTCAATATATGTAAGAAATACAGAAGATGGTACACAAATACTAGAACAAATATTACCTTTTTTTAGACCAGATTATACTGTAACTGTTGATTTTATACCGAGTATGGATCAAAAGTATGATTTGCCAATTATATTGAATTCTGTTTCTACTTCAATTGATTATGAAGGAGATATGTTATCAACAAGATTGATTCTTTGGGATTTAGAGTTTACAGTTAAAGGATATATTTGGCCAGCAGTTAAACAACCAAATGGATTAATTGGTGCATATAGTTCAGTTTCTGGTCGTTACGGTCAAGCAAACACTAATATATACATTGATACTTCAAATCGTGATGCACAACAAGTAACTGTTGATTATGCAAATGGAAATAATTACTTTTTAACTGGCGAAACAATTCGTGTAGATAGAGCAAATACTAATGAAATTACAGGTAAAGTTATTTACTTTAGTAATTCTAATAATGGAATTTTAATTGTTGGAGATCTTACACAACTATTAAAAGCAAATGATATTGTTATTGGTGACTATACTAATGCAACATATAATGTATCATCAGTTACCATATCTCCAGTTAAAGCAGTTGCTATTGTAACAAAATCAGATCCACAAACATCTAATGTAGATGATGAATTTGGTTTTGCAGAAACAATTACAGAATGGCCTAATACATTATGAAAAATTTAAATGAAAAGTTATCACAGGCATTAGATGTTGAACCAATCGAGTTAAAAGAAACTGCCACAGAACTTGTAGAGGCATCTAATTCTATAGAAAATGATGCAGAATATGCTAGAAACAACATTAAGGTGCTCATACAGAAAGGTAGTGATGCCGCAGATCATATTGTTGAGATTGCAAAACAATCTGAGCATCCTAGAGCATTTGAAGTTGCCGCAAATCTTCTTAAAAATCTTGCAGATATGAATAAAGATTTACTCGAAATACAAAAACGAAAACAAGATCTAAATCAAAAAATTACAAATAACACTCAAAATGTAAATATAGACAAAGCTGTTTTTGTAGGTTCAACTGCTGAATTAATTAAACAATTAAGGGAAAATAAATAAACCATGGAAACATTACAAGAAATAATGAAAAAAGTCCTTGCAGATACATTTGCTTTGTATTTGAAGGCACATAACTATCATTGGAACATAGAGGGAATAAACTTCTCAGAGTATCATGCTTTTTTTGGTAATCTCTATGAAGAATTGCACGATGCAGTAGATCCAATTGCTGAAGAAATTCGTGCTTTAGATACTTATGCACCAGGTTCTTTTAGGCGTTATATGGAAATTACAGAAATTGAAGATGAACTAAATGTGCCACCAGGAGTTGAAATGGTTAGACGACTAATGAATGATAATATGAAAGTTATTGCTACACTTAACATGGCATTTAAACTTGCCAATCAGTTAGATAAACAAGGTCTTGCTGACTTTTTAGCAGGCCGAATTGATATTCATAATAAACATCAATGGATGCTTCGTAGCATTACAAAATAAATGAATGATGGTTATTTGGGAAATTCCAATCTAAAAAAGGTTGGGGTTGAATTATCTTTTACTGAAGAGCAATTAAGAGAAATCATTAAATGTACTGATGATCCTGTTTATTTTATTAGAACCTATGTAAAAATTGTAAATGTGGATAAAGGTCTAGTGCCTTTTGATATGTGGAATTTTCAAGAAGAAATGGTTCGTGACTTTCACGCTAATCGTTTTTCTATATGTAAAATGCCTCGTCAGGTTGGTAAAACTACTACCACAGTAGGTTACATGTTATGGTGCGTTTTATTCCAAGACGATTACACAATTGGTATTCTTGCAAATAAAGGCCAACTTGCCCAAGAGATTCTTTCTCGTATCCAAAAAGCATATGAATATTGGCCATTGTGGTTGCAACAAGGTATTATTGTTTGGAATACAAGAAATATTGAACTAGAAAATGGATCTAAGATTTTTGCATATGCAACATCTGCTGCTGGTGTTCGAGGTGGCACATATAATCTAATTTTCTTAGATGAATTTGCATTCGTGCCACATAACATGGCAACAGAATTTTTTACATCAACTTATCCAGTTATTTCTTCTGGTCAAACATCTAAAGTTATTATTGTATCTACACCTAATGGTTTGAATCTGTTCTATAAGATGTGGACAGATGCAATTGAAAAACGGTCAACATATAAACCAATTGAAGTTCATTGGTCAATGGTGCCAGGTCGTGATCAAAAATGGAAAGAAGAAACAATACGAAATACTTCAGAAGAACAATTTAGGCAAGAATTTGAAGTAGAATTTATTGGGTCTTCAGCAACACTTGTTTCTGGATCAAAACTTAGATCACTGGCATTTCATAATCCTCTTTCAACAGAAGAAGGTCTCGACATATATGAAATGCCAGAAAAAGGAAGAATGTATATTTGCACAGTTGATTGCTCAGAGGGTGTTGGGCAAGACTATTCTACAATTAATGTACTTGATGTAACTCAACTTCCCTATAAACAAGTCGCAAAATATAGAAATAATAAATTACCGTTGTTATTTTTTCCTACAATTATATACTCTTTGGCAAACAAATATAATGAAGCTTTTGTATTAATTGAAACGAACAATGTGGGTCAACAAGTGGTTGATGTTTTACACTACGATTTAGAGTACGAAAATGTTTTTAAAATAGATCATCATCACATCAAAGGGCAGACTATTTCGGGTGGATTTAAAAAATCTGCAAATTTTGGTGTCAGAACAACAAAAACAGTTAAGAAGATTGGTTGCGCTAATCTTAAAACGCTCATTGAATCTGATAAATTAATTATTAATGATTTTGATACAATTGCCGAATTAAACACTTTCATTCGAGTTCGAGATTCTTACTCAGCTGAAGAAGGCAATAATGATGACTTAGTGATGGGATTGGTATTATTTGCCTGGTTATCAGCGCAAAGTTATTTTAGAGATTCTACAAATATAGACATTCGAAGAGTTTTGATTGAAGAGAATGGCTTAGACGCAGAAGAAAATTTAGTTCCTGTAGGAATTATTGATGATGGCAGAAAAGAAGAAGTCATTTTAGATGGAAATGACATTTGGACTGAAAGAGGATATACATCTTCTCATTTAAATTAAAACACAAGTTTAGAAAAAACTAAATAGACAATCGAATAAAAAAAGATTTGACCCGATAAACAAAAGGAGAAATCCATGGCATTTCAAATATCACCTGGAATAAATGTATCAGAAATTGATCTGACTACAGTTATTCCTTCAGTCGCCACATCAATTGGCGCATTTGCCGGTCCGTTTGCTTGGGGTCCAGCCAATGAAGTGGTTACAATTTCTGACGAGGTTCGCCTTGTTGAAATATTTGGTAAACCAAGTTCTACAAATTATGAATACTGGTTCTCAGCTGCAAACTTTCTAGCATACTCAAATAATCTTAAAGTTGTTCGTGCAATTAGCGCTGCCTCTTCTTTAAATGCAACAGCAAATGCTGTTGGTGTGTTAATTGAAAATGATGATGACTATGAAGATAATCATTCAAGTGGCGCAATTACTTATTTGGAATTTGCAGCAAGATTTCCAGGTGCACTTGGTAACTCTCTTCGTGTAGAAATGGCAGATGCCAACACTTACACAGGATGGGCATATGCTAACAGTTTTACTGATGCTCCGGCAACATCATCTTATGCAGCTGCTCAAGGTGCTTTGCGTGATGAACTTCATGTTATTGTTCTTGACGAAGATGGCGTAATTACTGGTACTGCAAACACCATTCTAGAAAAATATGCTTTTGTTTCAAAAGCAAGAGATGCAAAAGCACCTGATGGTTCAACAAATTATTACAAAGATGCCATTAATAATCGTTCAAAATGGATTCGTTGGATGGCTCATCCAACAATAGGAACAAATTGGGGTAATTCGGCCTCTGGTACAACCTTTGCTAATACTACTGCTGTTATTGCTAGATCATTAAGTGCTGGTGCAGATGGTACTGTTTCAACTTCAAATGTGACTACCGCATATACTAAAGTTGCAAATCCAGATTCAATTGATATTTCTCTAATTGTCTCTGGCCCATCAAATGGAACTGTTGCAGGTCATCTTATTTCAAACATTGCAGAAGTTCGTAAAGACTGTGTTGTTTTCTTATCACCAGAAAAATCAGATGTTGTTGATAACTCTGGCGCAGAAGCAACTGACATTCTTGCATATCGCAATACAATAACTTCATCTTCATATGCAGTTATGGATAGTGGTTGGAAATATCAATACGATAAGTACAATGATGTATACCGCTATGTTCCATTGAATGGTGACATCGCTGGTCTATGTGCAAGAACAGACTTAGAAAGAGATCCATGGTTCTCACCAGGCGGACTCAATCGTGGTATTGTTAAAAATGTAATTAAATTGGCATACAATCCATCTAAGACAGACCGTGATAGTTTATATCTCAAGGGTGTAAATCCTGTTGTTAATTTTCAAGGCGAAGGTACTGTTTTGTTTGGAGATAAAACTCTCCTCAGTCGGCCGTCTACTTTTGATAGAATAAATGTTCGCCGTTTGTTCATTACACTTGAGAAAACAATTTCCCGTGCTGCACGATCTTCACTCTTCGAATTTAATGACCAATTTACAAGGGCTCAATTTATTGCATTGGTAGAACCTTATCTTCGGGATGTTCAAGGTCGCCGTGGTATTACAGAC